TTTTTTATTCTTAACAAGTCCTTCAAGTTTGACGAACTCTGCTTTCTTGTCTGGGTTGCTACCTTCCAGTTCTTTGATCTCAGTTTCTATATCACTGATTCCTTTTCGTATGGAAGTAATCTGATAATTCGCTTGAGTAATAGAAGAGTTGAGGCCAAGTACAATTTGCGATAATCTTGTGAATTCATTTTCGCGTTCCTCTTCTTTAGAGATTGCATCCAGCAAATCTTCTATGCCTGTCTGCAAATTATTTAATTCACCTTCCCCTTCGGCAATCTTACTTTGTCTAAACTCTTCACTCAAGTCCTGAGTGCAGGTAGGACATACATGGTTGTCAGTAAAGAAGTCATGTTCTTTCTGGCATGATGAAAGTTTTGATTGAATTTTAAAGAGAAAAGTGTTTAACTTCTTCAACTTACCAGAGGAAGTTGATAGGTCTTCCATATCTTTAGAATGTTTTTCGACTTCGGAAGTAAGACGCGCAATCTCTTGATGATTATTGTTTTCGTTTTCTAACAGTTCACTGATTTTGTGTTGTTTACGGTCAATCTCTTCCTTGGTCTTTTTCTCCAGTTCGAGCATGTACTTTTTCTGAAGATCAATCTTCTCTTCGAGCAAGTGCATTTCATAATCGATCGTTCTGATCTGATCATTGTTTTCTCTCACTTTATCTTTGAGAAGAACATTCATCGTAGAGAACACTTGGATATCCAAGATATCTTCAATGATCTCACGTCTTTGTGCAAGAGGCAGACGCATGAATGGAATGAATGTACTTGATCCGAGAACTACAATCTGTGTGAAAGATTTGTAATTCATCTTAAGAACATTCACTTCAAAGTTCTTCTGTTGATCTACAACTGTGCTTTCTTGATTCCACAACTGACCATTACAATAGATCTCAAATTTGTTTGGTTTAATCCCACGCACAACTTTGTATTCACTACGTCCAATACTGAATTCAACTTCGGTGAGACAATCCTTTTCATTGATGCTGTTAACCAGCATAGGTTTGTTGATCTTACGAAATGGTTTACCAAACAAAGAAAAGGTAAGTGCATCAAGAATGGTGCTCTTACCAGCTCCGTTGGTTCCAACAATCAAATTTGTTTTTGCTCCTTGGAGGTCAACTTCACTAAACACATTACCAGTGCTGAGAAAGTTTTTCCAACGGATCTTCTTAAAGATAATCATTCTAAATCGTCAGGTGGTATCAAAAAATCATCAGGAGTTATGATCGAGAACCTGTGTCCGCGCTCTTGACATGCTGATATTATAACATGGTCGTCAACCTCTACGATCATCATGGCAGGATAATCTGGGTCTTCTTGTAACATCATCAAGTAACGGTCGGCGTCATCCTCTTCTTGGAAGATAGGTATTACTCTATCCTCATCTTCATCGAAGACAGAGTATACACCATCTGGGTGATCTTCCAAGGTTACGATGAACATGCTAGCCAACGTTACAACTCTCAATATATAGAGTTCTCATCAAACTCTTTAAATTTGATTTGTCTACTGACATCTCCACCTCATCAATGTATTCGTTGAGAAGTGTAAGAGTATCCTTGGTAGATACATCGATGTCTTCCTGGTCGTCTGTGCCGACAAGATTTTCAACAATCTTGACATCATGGACGCCTACGTTGTAAAGACGATCAACCAACGTTTCGAACATTTGGTAGTCTCGCTTTTCTCCAACGATGATCTTGATATATTTGTCTTTATAATCAGACACATCGAGTTCGTTGTAGTTCCCCATCGTGTCGTCGTAGACAATCTTTTCGAAGATTTCGAACGGGTTTGGGATATACTCAAGTTTATCACTTTGAGTATCGTAGATATGGAATCCACGAGTGTCCTTGTAATCATTCCAATACATCTGATAAGGGTTGCCAAGATATTGAACGTTTCCTTTCTTTGACTTGTGATGGAAGTGTCCAGACCACACACGATGGAAACGATGGAACAGTTTGTAATCCATACCATGTTCCATAAACATGCCAGGAGTTACTTCAAATCCATTCAGTTCTAAGTGACCGCAACAGATATCAGCGTCAGAGGTCTCAAGTAACTTTAAAACATCATCACGGTTCTCTGAGTTGATCCAAGGCAACATCAGGAACTTCTTGCTACCCAAAGTAAGATGCTTCGGATCAGAATAAATCGTGATGTTTGAATACTGCTCCAGTAGAAGTTCTGGTGAGTTGATGCGATTAGTATTCTTGTAATAAGTGC